ACCCTCTCCTATGGCGGGCATCGCTCCACCTCCTAGACGGGGAGCCCTCTAGTTCTAGATGGCACAGAGATCAGCTCGCCCATGTGCAACGCCAGCCTGTCCCGCACTCGTGTTCGGGACGGACTCTCGTTGTCCGGCGCACGCGGCTGCACACGACGTGCAGCGCCGGGAGTACGACGCACACCGGGGATCTGCCGCTGATCGTGGATACGACGCTGCGTGGAGAGCGCTCCGCAACGTCTTCCTCTTCCGGCACCCGATGTGCGCCGAGTGCGGCGGCAGGGCAACCGAGGTTCACCACGTTCAGTCCGTGAGGGAGCGCCCTGATCTCCGCCTCGACCTGGGGAACCTCCTGCCGCTCTGCCACGGCTGCCACGTCACGATCACGGCTCGGGAGGGCCGGAACACATGAGCGCCTACGAGTTCGTCAACCTCCAGTGTGACCGCTGCAACGGCTTGATGGGCATCGGCGCAGTTACGGACGGGCCGGACCTGTGCTTCTGCCCCGCCTGCCTGAACACGGAAGAGGCGATGTCCTTCTATGCGGACGTGAAGGGCCTCGACGCTCGCCAAGCCATGGCACTTCGGGACGAACGCTTCCCGCTGCCGAGTGATCGAAAGGACGATCACTACCAGCTCACCTCCACCCCACCTCAGATGAACGAGGGGGCCAGCTAACCGCGCTCTAGTCGTTTTTCTACGCGCATCGCCCTGACCAAACCGCCTAACCCCTTGAATGAGCGTCCGACCCACAGACCACCTCCCGGCACCCACCCCTGAACCCCTCCAGGCGTGGCCGGATCCACCTGCCGACCTGTCCCCCGAGGAGCGGGCGCAGTGGGAGGAGCTGGGCAGCGCGTTGCTGCCGCTCCAGACCATCAGCGCGGGGGATCTCCTCTTCGTCGCGGACGTGGCGCGGGAGCGGGCGAGGCTGGCCGCCCTCCGTCGTGACTCGACGGTGAAGGTCACCGCGCTGAACGCCCTCGCCCGTCAGGTGGCCTCGATGCTCGAAGCGCTGGGCCTCACGCCGCGTGGACGCCGGACCACTGCCGCGCTGCCTCCGCCTCCACCTCCGAAGGAAGCCGATCCGCTGGCCGATCTCTGATCATGCAAGCTGCAACCGTCACCACTCCCGCGAAGAGGACCGCGACTCGGCGCGACTACGCCGGGGTCGTTGCTGCCTTTGAGCTGGACGTGACGGAGGGGCGCTTCCCCGCGTCGAGAAATTTCAAGGCTGCAATCGAGCGGCAGATCCGCGATCTCGCCTCACCGCCGGTCGGCTTCGTCTTCGATCCGGTCGAAGCGTCGAAGTGGGTCCACCTCACGGAGCAACTGCCGTGGTCGGAAGGTCCGAAGCGCGGCCAACTGATCAAGTGGGAGCCGTGGCAAGTCTGGATCCTCTTCACCTTCTTCGGCTGGTACGACGAGACCACCCGCGCCCCTCGGTTCAACACCGCGTCGATCTGGGAGGCGAAGGGGAACGGGAAGTCACCGATGGCGGCTGCAATCGCTGCCGCCCTCCTCGCCCGGGACAAGACTGGCGGGAAGCTCTACTCCGCCGCCACGGCGCAGCGTCAGGCGCGGATCGTCCTCGATCACGCACGCGAGATGCTGAAGCTAGCGCCGAAGGTGCGCGAGCGTTTCGGTCTGGAGGTCCGTCAGCACACCATCGTGGGGAAGGACGACCCTCGTTGCTACGAGGCGGTCAGCCGCGAGGCGGACACCGTCGAGGGCGCGCGCCCCGAGTGCGGCGTGATCCTCGATGAAGTCCACGTTGCAGACCGGGATCTCCACGACAACCTTCAGACCGCGATCAACAAGACGGACGGCGCACGCTTCATCAAGATCAGTACCGCCGGACTCTCGATGGATCCCCAGGATCTCGGGTTCCAGCAATACCGCCGGGCGGTCGAGATCCTTCAGCGCAAGGTCGAGGATGACCGGACGTTCGCCGTCGTGATCGACGCGGATCCGGAGTTGGACCCCTTCTCCGACCTCGCGATCCGGCAGGCCAACCCCAACCTGGGGATCTCGGTCTCCGTTGCCGGGATCCAGGCGGCAGCGAAGCGAGCGAAGGAGACGCCCTCGGAGCGCGTCTCCTACGAGACAAAGCACCTGAACCGCTACCAAGCGGCGGGTCGGGCCTTCCTCGATCTTCGCCAGTGGATCGCCCTCGGGGCTGACATCACGCTTGATCGCGCCCTCACCGATGGCGGGTGGCGCGTCTTCGTCGGTCTCGACCTCGCCCGCACGCGGGACCTGACGGCGGCGGTCTACTGCGCCATGCGGGTCCGCTCCGACGGGAAGCGGGAGTATCGGGTGTTCACCCGCCGCGCCTACCTGCCCTCGGAGTCGATCACGCTTCAGCACCTCGCGGACGCGCGGGCGTGGGTGGATGCCGGGTGGCTCCAGCTCTGTCCCGGTCCGACGATGGATTACGGCGCGGTGAAGGCGGACATCCTCGCGGACTGCGACCGGATCGGTCAGCCGGAAGCGGAGGTGTGCGTTGACGAGTGGTCCGCCGCCGAAGTCGAGAAGGATCTGATGAACGCCGGGATGACCGTCGTTGCAGTGAAGCAAGGCGCGCGGATGCAGTCGGAGCCGATGAAGGCGCTTGAAGCTGCCGTCCTCGAAGGTCGCCTGACCCACGACGGATCTCCCGTCATGCAGATGTGCATGGGCAACCTCGTTGCGGAGTCCCGCCCCAACGACTCCATCGCGCCGGGTCGTGAGAACGAAAACAAGAAGATCGATCTAGCCGTTGCGCTGATCAACGCCTTCGTCCGCGCCTACGTCGCCGAAGCGGAGGCGTCCGTCTACTCCTCGCGCGGGTTGATCGCGATCTGACAGGAACCACCATGGGCCTCTTCTCCCCCCTCCTGAACCTCCTCGGCGTGAAGCGCCAAGAGATCGCCTACTACTCCGGGCCTTCGATCTTCCGCTTCCTGCCCGAGGGCCTGTCCCTCACCACGGATCAGCAACTGTCCGTCGGTGCCGCCTACGGATGCGTCCGCGCCATCGTGGACCCGCTGGCCGCTTCGGACTGGGAGGTCTACGTCAGGGAGGGAACGAAGCGCACGAACCTGACGGACTCCGAGACGTTCTACCGGCTGAACCTTCGCGCGAATCGGAACCTCCCCGCCGTCGCAGCGAAGGAGCTTCTGATCACGGCTGCCCTTCTCCACGGTGATGGCTACGCCCTCGTCCTCCGTGACAACGCCCGCCGCGTGATCGGCTGGGATCCCCTCGACTCCACCCGGATGAAGAAGGCGTGGCTGAACGATCCCGAGGCCATCGGGGGCGGCTACATCGTCTACGAATACACGCAGGAAGACGGCTCCACCGTCGTGATCCCGGACTTCGACGTGATCCACCTCCGTGGTCCGTCGGTCCGTTCGCTCTTCGGCGGTGACTCCCTGCTAGCGCGTGCCACGGCTGCAATCGCTACCGCGTCGGCTCAGGAGCGCTTCGGTCAGCACTACTTCGCGAGGGGCGCACACCTCGGCGGTTACATCAAGCTGAAGGGCCGCCTCCGCACCCCAGAGGATGTGGCCCGCCTGAAGGCGGATTGGGACTCGAAGTATGCGGGCGTGGGCAAGGCGGGGGACACCGCCGTCCTCGAAGACGGGGCGGAGTTCCAGTCCCTGACGCCGGACGCGGAGAAGATCCAGCTTGTTGCTCCGCGCGCCTTCCAGGTGGAGGACATCGCCCGCTTCTTCGGCGTCCCCCTCGTGAAGCTCCAGGTGAAGGAAGCGGCCAGCGGCTACGGCTCGAATCTCGCCACGCTCAACGAGCAGTTCAGCCGGGACTGTCTGACCCCGTGGGCGAAGCGGATCGCACAGGAGATCGGCTTCAAGCTCCTCCCTCAGCGCGCCCCGTGGCCGGAAGTCTCGGTGAACCTCGCGTGGCTGACTCGCGGTGACGCGGAGTCCCGTGCGCGCGTGCGGCAGATGGACATTCAGGCGGGTGTGATCACTCGGGACGAGGCGCGAGCTGATGAAGGTCTCTCCGCGCTCCCGGGTGGGGTCGGCTCGATCCCCACGACCACGGGAGCCGTGATCGCACTGACCAAGGAAGCCCTGGAGCCGAAGCCTCCCCCGGCCCCCTTCGCTCCTCCTCCTCCCGCTCCTCCTGACGATCCGGAGGATCCCGAGGATCCCGAGTTCGAGAACCTTCTTCGAGCTGGGCTGATCCTCGCCCTCGACAACCACGCCCGCCGCTGGCGTGCGCGCGTGAAGGACATCCCCGAGGAGAAGACCCCCGAGGCCCGCGAGGAGCTGAGGGCGAAGCTGACGAAGGAGCTGGCCGCCTTCTCGAAGTACCTCCCCGCCGATTCCTTCGCGCGGATCGCCTCCGAGGTGGAAGGCGGAGTCCCCCCGGAGAAGGCCCTCTCCTCGATCAAGGTGACGCCATGAAGATCGACCCCAAGGCACAGGCCCTCTTCGACTCCTCGCGCCGGTCCGTCCCCCGGCTCTTCAACGCGGCTACGCAGTCCATGCATCTCTACGGAGTCGTGGGCCTCGACATCCGCGCATCCGACGTGGCGGGCGCACTGGCGGAGTCGAAGGGTCCGCTGACCCTCTACCTCAACTCTCCGGGTGGGGACTTCTTCGACGGCAAGGCGATCTTCTCCGCCCTCAGCCGCTACGCCTCGCGGAACAAGGTCACCGCCATCGTGGATGGAGTGGCCGCTTCCGCCGCCTCCCTGATCGCGATGGCAGCCACGCGGATCGAGATGTCCCCGTCCGCCTCGATGATGATCCACGAAGTCCACGGTGGCGCAGCCGGACGCGCACAAGACCTCGAAGCGACTGCCGCCCTGATCCGCGCGGAGAACGGCCAGCTTGCCGCCATCTACGCGAGCCGGACCGGGAAGCCCGTGGAGGAGGTCTCTTCCATGCTCGCCGCTGGCGACACGTGGATGACGGCGGAGGAAGCCGTCTCCCAGAAGTTCGCGGACGGGATCGCTGGACAGGAACCCGCCCCCAAGAAGAAGTCCCCGCGCAACGACGCGGAGATCACGAAGCGCATCACCGCGCTGAGGGTCCAGACCCTTAGCCACCCGGTCCAGAACCGGACGAAGTGACTCACCGCCGGGGATCCCCCCGGTGACCCGAAAGCAGTTGCACCATGAAGATCGACACGATGAAGGAGAAGCTGGCCCAGCTTCTCAACGAGGTGAAGACCCTCCAGTCCACTGATGACGAGGGCGCAGTCACGGAGCTGACCGCCAAGCTGGACGAGGCGGAGAAGCTCCAGGCTTCCATCGTCGCCCAGGAGCGCGCGGAGAAGCTGGTCGCCCACGCTGCCGCCCCCGCTCCCCGGATCGCGAAGCCCGCCGTCACCCCCGCCGCCCCGAAGCTCTCCAACCTGGACCGCTTCTTCGGCGGGATGCTCCCGGGTCGCGAAGCCCTCCGCAACGCGGCGGATGACATCTTCAAGGAGAGCGTCCTTGCGGATGGCGGCTACCTCCTCCCCGTGGACCGCCGGGAGCTTCAGAAGCTGATCGCCCCGGTCGAGCTGGTTCACAGCCTCTGTGACACCATCTACTCGACCTCGAACGCCACCTCCGTCCCGGTGGACGAGGATCCGGTGTGGTCCGCGAACCTCGGCGCTGCCGATGTGAACGAGGGTGCGGCCCCGACGGAGGACAAGGTCGCCTTCGGTCTCCGTGACCTCTCGCTGACCAAGTCCATGGTCTACGTCCGCGTCACCAACGAGATGCTGGACGACTCGACGGGGATCGGTACCTACCTGACCTCGAAGCTCTCCGAGAAGCTGGCGTGGGCTCTCCACGCCAAGGCCATCGCGGCCTTCAAGGCTTCGCCCGCGAAGATCACCGTGGCGAAGACGGGTGGCGCGGCTGCCGGGTCGGCTCCCGACCTCGCCAACATCCAGAAGATCTGGACCGGAATGCTCGCCCCGATGCGTCAGAAGGCGGTGTGGCTGATCAACCCGGCCCTGGAGCCCGCGCTTCAGAACCTCGTGATCGGCACGGTCCCGGTCTACCTGCCGCCGACCGGCATCGAGGGCGCTCCCTACGGGCGGATCTTCGGTCGCCCGGTGATGTTCACCGAGGGCCTGAGCGCCCAGGGTACCGAGGGTGACGTGATCCTCGTCGATCCGTCGTCCTTCTGGATGGGCCTGAAGACCTCGGGCGCGCGCATCGAGGCTTCCGCGCACGTCGAGTTCAAGAACGACATCGTCGCCTACAAGGGCGCGGTCCGTTCCGGCTTCCTCTCGAAGTTCTCCGGGAAGATCACCCGCTCGGACAGCACCGAGGCGGGCAACGTCGTGACCCTCGCGACCCGGGCGTAACCCAGTCGTCGGCTGATCGGATCGGGGAGCTTCCGAGTTCCCCGGTCCACCTCAGCCGATGAAGGAGCCACCATGCGAATCCGGATCATGTTCGAAGCGCCACAGGCGCAACCCGCGTTCATCGGGAACGAGATCGAAGGCACCGTGACGTTCGACGTGGCTACGGCCACGGCAACGGGGTTCTTCGGCAGCTTCACGGAGCTTCCTGCCGATCTCACGCAGGAAGCGACCCGCTCCACCTCAACGCCCTTCTCCATCCAACTGACCCCGGCAGACATGGGGCAGATCGCGTCCATCGTCCTGACCCGCGCCGCTGAACAAGGCGTGGGCGGCATGGCTCCCACCTCCATCGTCCGGATCGACTGATCATGTCCGTAGGTCGCTGCCACTCCTTCACGCTCGATTCCGCCGCCCTCTCCGGGGGCGCGGCCATCGTTGCAGCCGGGAACGGACTGCCGCGAAGGATCGTGCCCCGTCGGTCTCTCATGTCCGACCTCGTGGCGCTTGCTCCTGGCGGCGCGTGGACGATGGACCCGGCGGGCGCTCCGACCTTCCCTGACTCGTCCGGTTTCGGAGCAAGCCTCACCGTTGCGGCCGGGAGCGTCGTGGGAGTCGCCGGAGCCGGAAAGGGCGGGGATCAGGCGACGACCTCGGCTCTCGCGGGGAGCGCGAACATCAGCGCCGCTTCCGAGAGTTCGAGGCACCGTCTGGTTGAGGGCTCGCCCTTCGCGCTTGCGTTCCTGTCGTGGACGTATCCCGGCGCGGGTCAGCATCAGATCACGACGCAGGGATCCCCGAGCAGCGCAACCTCCAAGGGCTGGATGTTCAGGATCGTCAACTCGGGGGCCTTCTCCTTCCTCGTGTCGAACGGGACCACGAGCGGAACCCTGACGTTCACGGCCAGCGACATCGCGCTCCGCATGACGGTGGGCGGCTGGCACCTGATCACGCTCCGCTATTCTGGGGGCGCGATTGCAGCAGCAGCCTCGTGGGAAATCGTCGTCGATGGCGTGAGCTACACGCCAACGGCATCCACGATCCCGAGCGGTGACTACACCGGGTCGTCCGCCTTCCGTCTCTCACAGAGCATCGTCCCGTCTACCCAGCCCCGGCTTCAGCACATCGCGGTTTGGAGCGGGTCGGGCACCCCCTCGGCGGCCCAGTTGCTCGCGCTATGGAACCTCGCGTGCGGCACGGCGCGTTGGACCCTGCCGGTGTCGGCCAGCTCGCGAACGCTGAAGGGCTTCCAGATCCCGGGCTCCCTCTCGCGCTCCATGCCGTCGATGTCCGACATGCGCCACGGGGTCCGCGCCTACTACCAGATCGGCGCTGGAGCCCGCACCGAGTTCGATCCGGGAGACGATCTCTCCGTCACGATCCCGGCGGGCTCCGCTTGCTACCTCGATGCGGACTTCATGCATCACGACATGGCGGACCTCCCCTGGGTCGCGGACGCACTTGGAGGCGGTCCCGTTGCCCTATGGGACGAGGCGGACCCGGTCCTCTCCGTCTCCGGGATCGCCTCCCACCCGGCGTCCATCACCGTCACCCTCTCGCAGGAGATCACGGGCGTGACGGCTCCGGTGAACGACCCAGCCCCGGCGCTTCAGATCACGTCCGCCACTGCCAACGGCTCCACGCTGACGCTGGCCCACCCCAACCTAGACGCGCTCTATCCGCCGGACTCTCCCCGAGGCGGAGGCTCCAGTCCGATCACACCCCCGGCCCCTCCTGTCGGATCGGCCACCCGCTCCCCGGCTCCTCCTGTCGGCAGGGCGACGAGGATCTGAACCATGGCTAACCGAGTCACCTGGATCCCGAGCACCGAGGCGGACATTGCCTCCTACCGTCTGGAGTCCGCCGCCACGGAGGCAGGCCCCTTCGCCACGCTCGCCACGATCACGCACAACCTCGCGGACCCCTCCGTCTATGACACGGCAGCGGGCGTCTTCTTCTACGAGGACGCAGCGGGAGCCCTGACGACTTGGTATCGCCTGATCGCCATCGACTCGACCGCCAACGAGTCGCAGCCCTCCACGCCCTTCCAGACGGTGGACGGCGGGGCAATCACGCTCGCCAGCCTGAACGACCTGAAGGACTACCTCTCGATCAAGACGACGGCGGATGACGGGATCCTCCTCCGGATCCTCCTCGCCGCCTCCGCATGGTTCGAGTCGAAGGTTGGTCGGACCCTCGCCAGCTCCGTCTACACGGAGGCACAGGATGGGAACGGCACCCGGACGATCATCCCGCGTCACTACCCGGTGACCTCGGTTGCCTCCGTGGTGATCGACGGGCAGACGGTGCCGCCCTCCACCTCGGTGGACGTGTCGGGCTGGGTCCACTCCGGGGACGTGATCAAGCTCCGTGGGTTCGTCGCGTACTCGGGCACTGCGAACGTGGAGGTCGTCTACACGGCGGGCTACCCCGTGATCCCCGCTGACATCACACAGGCGGTGATCGAGGTGGCGGCTGATCGCTACCGCTCGCGCACGCGCGTGGGCGAGGTCTCCAAGTCCATGGGCGGGGAGTCCGTCAGCTTCGTGACCTTCACCATTCCGGCCTCGGTCCAGTCCGTCATCGAGTCCTACCGGAGGATCAGCGTGTAGCCATGGCCCGCTTCGGATCCAAGTACGTAGGCGCGGAGAACATCGGCACCCTCCTCGACTTCGAGGAGAAGGTGAAGGTGCGCCTACGTCAGGTGATCCAGACGCAAGCGGCCCAGGTTCTCAGCCGCGCGAAGGTCGCCGCCTCCGGTGCGGTCCTGAAGCCGCACAAGGGGCGGATCCTCAACTCGATCCAGATGGAGAGCTACGAGTCAGACAAGGGCTTTGGAGCCCGGGTCTTCTCCGACTGGTACATCGGGCGCTTCTGGGAGACGGGCTTCGGGAAGGGGAAGGCGTTCGCCGTCAAGGCGCACACTCGCCACGTCAAGGCGCAGGACACCTTCCGGATCGAACAAGGCAAGACGCTGAAGACCCGCTCCCGCCTCCGCTACGTGAAGAGCGGACAGGGGGTCGCCTTCGTGAAGGCGCACACCCGGAAGATCGACCAGAAGCCGCGCTCCTTCCTCCGCTCCTCCCTCGAACCCCTACGCAGTCAGATCCGTGCCGCCCTTGCTGCGGCAGTGAAGGGCTAGCCATGGCGATCAGCCGCAACGCGATCTTCGATGCACTGGACTCCCGCCTCTCCGGGATCGTCGGGCTCAACTACTCGACGACTCCCAAGGGCTGGGACGAGGTCCAGCCT